CAAATTGTTGAGATGATTCTATGGCAGGGGCTGAGCGCGCTGGCTACCGCTAAAGCGTTGGGATTACACCACAAGACAGTCCAGCAACACTACGGCGCGGCAATGGGCAAACTCCGCGCAATGGGGGCCGATACCCGCAACATACCCGCAACTGAGGGCCAACAGTAGACGCCTCGGCTGTCAGGGCGGGTCAAGCCATCGACGGGTTGCGTCAATTACAGGACCGAACAGCCGGGCCGGGGTGACTATTTTCACTGAGCAAACGCCGGATGCGAGACGTTCGCACACTTTTCGGCGTCTTTTGACGCAGGGAAGGCCGGTGCCTGGGATGGTCTCATAAGCCAGCCTTGGCGGGTTCAACTCCCGCTCCTGCTCCCATACGCTGTCGTAGCTCAATAGGCAGAGCAGCGGTTTTGTAAATCGCAGGTTGTGGGTTCGATTCCCCCCGATAGCTCCAGTTTAGAGGCTCACATGACGCGCGGCATCGACACGTCCGAGATGGAGCAGGCACTTACCCGCCTATTCTCGCACATCACTGCGACTTATGCGGGGGACAGGCTGCTAATCGCCGCAGACGGTGACTTGCGCGCTGCATGGGTACGGGTGAGGTCAGAGATTGACACGCTGATGATGCTGCACGAGGCCGCGATTGTAAGTAACAAGATGATGCGCGAAGAGATCAAGGACAGGGATGAATCGTAATGGAAAAGACCATAATACGGTGTGATTTGTGCGGGCAAAAAATAACGCAGCCCGTAACGATTTTATCGGATTGGTTCGACGTTGGCATCGACATATGCACCAAATGCCGTGATGAGTTGATAGGGGCCGCAGGTCTGGACGCCCAAGAGGACCGGCGTGTGACCGCATCCAATTACAGGCGAAGCGTGATCTCAGCGCTGCAAACGGTGTGGGCTGAGTTTGAACCGGTGAAATAAACGAGATTGCCAACAATGGACGATAACACCATGGAACCATTGACAGCATGGCTGACCATCGCAGCGCTTGTGCCTGTGTATGGGGCTGTTCTGTATTGGTTGCATGCCTATGCGCTTGATTGGCTATGCAGGGCCGTGGCGGACGCGTGCTGGTGGGCGAGATAATGTCGGATAATCCTACACAATTTATTCCAACGCAAAGCATGCTGGATGTCCTAAAGGTATTTCAAGAGGCCGGTTATAACGTCACAGTAAAAGAGGCGTGTCGGCTGGCCGGGCGTGACCGTAGCACTTATTATGATTGGTTCGACCGGTTTGACGGGTTTACGGACTGGTGGCAGGCCAGCGCAGAGCATTGGTTTGCCCGCAACCTTCCACGTGTTCACGCGGCGGTGATGGAGCAGGCAACCACGGGCGGTGAGGGCAACCCCACGGCGGCGAAGCTGTTCATTGAGCGATTTGACCGGGGGTTTGCCCCACGAAGCAAGGTTGAGCATGGCGGGAAAGTTGATGTCAAGCATGACCTCCGCGACATGACGACATCCGAGTTACTAGAGATTGGCCGGCAACACGTTGGGGATAAATCATCCAGTTGATTGGGCACGAGAGGTTATCGGCTACGAACCGTGGGAGCGTCAGTGCGAGGTACTGGACGCGCTGCACACGCATTCGCGGGTTAGCGTGCGGTCGGGCCACGGCGTGGGCAAGTCGGACATTGCCGCGCTGTTCGTCTGTTACTTCGTCGCTGAGCACAAGGAGTGCGTTGTCATAACCACGGCCCCGACAAATCGACAGGTCGAGAAAATCCTGTGGCCGAAAATCCGCACGTTCTGGCGCAAGACCCCCTTCGCCAGAGCCTTCCCCAATTCCATCACCCCCAAAGCCCCCAGCTTGTTCCTCACAGACACGCGGTGGGCCATCGGGCTTTCTACCAACGAGCCTGACCGGTTCCAGGGCTACCACAGCCCGCACCTGCTGTTTATCGCTGATGAGGCCAGCGGCATTCCCCCTGAAATCTTCGAGGCGTCACGGGGCATCCTGACGGGCGAGAACACGACCGAACTATTGATTGGCAACCCCACGGAACCGAGCGGGACGTTCTACGAAACCCACCAGCCGGGCAGCAGCTATCACCGCATCCACATTGGCTGCAAGGAGTCACCCAACGTCAAGGCGGGGAAGGAAGTTATCCCCGGACTGGTCACGCAGAAATGGATTGACGAACAGGCGCGGGATTGGGGCGAGGACAGTCCGGCCTTCAAGAGCCGCGTGCTGGGCCAGTTCCCTGACCAGGGGGAGTTTTCACTGATCGCCCGATCATGGGTAGAGGCGGCGATTGAACGTGAGGCTGACAGCGCGGCGCGGCCTTTGCGCATGGGCGTGGACGTGGCGCGGTATGGTTCAGACAAGACGGCGTTCGTCATTGTCAATGATTCGGGCGTGGTCTACCGCGAGAGCCATCAGGGTTGGAGCACCATGCAGACGGCGGGCCGCACCATCGCCATCGCCAGGGAGTGGGGCATAGACGCCGCCAATGTGGCGCTTGACGATACGGGCGTGGGCGGCGGGGTGACTGACCGGCTCGACGAACAGGACTTCTATGCGCGGCCCGTGAATTTTGCGGAACGTGCCGAGGATTCGGAGAAGTACGCCAATATCCGCACTGAGATGTATGCGAAGTTGGGCAACGCTTTGCGGCCCGGTGACGGTGGCGCGTTTGCGCTGCCTCAAGACGCGCGCGACCTCGCCCGGCAAATGACGGACCTGCAATACAAGTTCACCAGTCGCGGGCAAATGGCGCTGGAGAAGAAGGACGACATCAAGAAGCGAATAGGCCGCAGCCCTGATGAGGCTGACGCGCTGGCATTGACATTCACGCTCATCAGCGAGGCACCTGGGGCGATATTGCTTTGATAGGCAACTGGCTACGCAGACAACTTATCCGGTGGGTGAGCAAGGGCAACTCAGGCGCGCTGTTTGGTGCGCGGCCATGGAACAGCGAGCAGGCGGCGGCATGGGCCGATGATCCCGCCGAGCAGGTGCGCCATTACAAGCATTGGGTCTATGCTGCGGTGAACGCGATCGCCTTCCGCGTGGCCTCTACCCCCATGCGGCTGTACTCGAAAAAGAAAAACGGTGAGGCCGAGGAAATCACGGACCACCCGGTGCTTGACCTCTTCAACTTCGTCAACCCGTTTGATACTCGATTCAGGTTGTGGTGTCAGACTATGACTTTTGGGGAGTTGACGGGGAATGTCTACTGGTATGTGCCCACGGATGGCCTGCAAGTGCCGGCTGAACTCTGGCAGATTCACAGCCAGTGCATGAAGGTCATCCCTGACCGGCAGAAGTTCGTCAAGGGCTACGTCTACCGTGAGAACCAGCCTGACGAAATTCGCTTCGACCCCTCCGAAATTATCCACATCAAATATCCGAACCCCACCAGCCTATTCTATGGCATGGGGCCGCTTCAGGCTGCGGCGGTATCGGTGGACACACACGAGGCCCGCAGCACGGCGCACTGGAACATGATGCGACGGGGCATCTTCGCAGGGGCCGCGTTCACCACGGACAAGGAAATGCGCAAGCCCGACATTGACTTGATCCAGGCACAGGTGGAACAGAAGTACAGCAGCCCCGACAAGGCGGGCCGTCCACTGATTCTGCACAAGGGATTGAACGCGCAACGCATTGACTTTGCGCCGAAGGAAATGGCGCTTCTGGAATCGGCCAGCATCACCCGTGATGAAATCCTGAGTATCTTCGGCGTGCCCGCTGCCGTGGTAGGCATTAGCGAGGACGTGGCGCGCGCGGCTGCGGATGCCATGGATACGATCTTCGCGCGCTACTGCATCGCCCCGCGCTTGCAAATGATCGCCGCGCAACTGAATCAAGACCTCCTCCCCCGTTACGACGCCCGCCTATACGTCGAGTTTGAAAACCCTGTGCAAGATGACATCGCGGATAAATCGGACATCACCCGCAAGAATTATCAAAGCGGGTTGCTCTCGCAGAACGAGGCGCGTCAGAGGATCGGTGAAGAGGCGATTGACGGCGGGGATGTGTTCTATCAGCCCATGGCGCTGGTGGCGATTGGCGGCGACGATTATGAAGAACCGGAACCGGAGACGCCGCCCGAAGATGAACCGGAAGATGAGGGCAAGGGCAACGAGGGCAAATCGCTGGCCGATCCTACCCGGCCACGCTGTCTGTCGGGGGTGAAGCGGGCAGAACCCCCGGCAGACCTCTCCAAGGTGCGGGCGTGGTACAAGGCGGCATACGTCCAGGAACAGCAGGCGGTTGAACGCCAAATGGCGCGGGGGATGCAACGCTTCTTCAAGGGGCAGCGCCGGCGCGTGGCGGGCAAGTTGCGCCAAGCGCTGGGCGTGAAGGCGGCCGCGGCGGCGCGGGCCGATGAACTGACGGCGCGCATCTTCGCGGAACAGGCCGAAGCCAAGGCCATGGAACGGGCCGCGCTTCCGTTCATCCGCAGCGCCCTGCAACTGGGCGGGACAACGACCAATGACAGCATTGGTATGAGCGCGACGTTCGACCTTGATTCTCCCGAGGCGCGGGGTTGGCTGAAGGGTAAGGGGCCGGATTACTGGCAGTCTGACAGCGCGCCGAACAAGACCACCATCAACGCCATACACAAGCGACTGGCCGCAGGTATGGAGGCGGGGCACACCTCGCAGGAATTGGTTAGCGACGTGCTGAGCGTCTTTGACATCGCGGAAACCAGCCGGGCGCGCACCATCGCCCGTACTGAATGTGTCGGCGCGTACAACGGCGGCGGCGACTGCGTGCGGGGCCAACTGAAGGCCCAAGGCATTGAGACCGTCAAGCGCTGGTTTACGACCTTGGACAGCAACACCCGCGACGACCATTCAGCGGTAAGCGGCCAGACCGTGGCGCATGAGAAGTCGTTCACAGTGGGCGGCGAATCTCTGGATTATCCCGGCGACCCGAGCGGCAGCCCTGCACAGATTTGCAACTGCCGATGCGGGTGCGGAACTGAAGTTGTGAACTAGGGGGATTAGAGGAAACATCATGAACGATTTGCAACAGGTGGTGAAGTGGTGCATCGAGCAGGGGCTGAAGGGGAGCGGCGGCGACAAGTTGCGCCTGCCCATGCTGTGTGCGGCCTCAACCGCCGAAGACTCGGACGCCATCCGCGTGACCATGACCACTGCCAGCATTGACCGGCATGGTGATTCTGTCATTCCCACGGGCGCGGACCTCAAGGCATTCCGAAAAAACCCGGTGGTGCTGTGGGCGCACGACTACAGCAAGCCCCCGATTGGCAAAATCAGCAACATCACGCGAACCAAGGACGGCGTAGAGGGTGACGTGACTTTTGCGGATACCCAATTCGCCCAAGAGATTCGCGGGCTGTACGCAAGCGGTTTCCTCAAGGCATGGTCCATCGGCTTCCAGCCAAAGGCGTGGGATGTGATCGAGGACGCTGAGGGCCGATTCACGGGCTACAAGATCAAGACATGGGAACTACTGGAACTCTCCGCTGTGCCCGTGCCCGCCAACCCCGAAGCCCTGAGCAACGCCATGGACGCGGGGCTGATTACTCACAAGAGCCTCGCCAAGTCGCTGGGCGTGGAGTTGAAGGCGCGTAGCGATGAGGGCAGTTGGAAATACTGCGTCTGCGAATGCGGGTACTCCGAAGAACACAAGGCAGGCAAGCCGTGTGATGAGCAGGAATGCCCCGAATGCGGAAAGGCGCTGAAGCCGTCTGACGAGAAGCCGGAGAAGAGTGCGGAAGACGTGGGCGTGGTTGACCCCGCGCCTGTAGGGAAAACCAAACCTGCGGAAGACGAGGTGATTACCATCTCCGTGACCGTGCCTGCGGTGCAGCTTGAAGGGGCCGACAAGGCTGAGATTGCGGTACTGGCAGCCGACGCGGCAAGCAAGGCGGTACGTGTGGCGCTGGGCGTTGAGGAAAAGGCGGGCCGCGTCCTGAGCGCCGTGAACCGCTCGAAGATGGAAGCGGCGAACGAGGCCATGATGGCCGCGATGGCCGCGATAGACGACATTTTGGAAACAGCGGACGCCGAGAAGTCCGTTGAGATACAGCCAGAGCCGGAGCCGGAACCCGAACGGGTAGGCAGGCAGGCAGAACAGCAGACCGAACTGAAGCGCAAGTTGACGGCGGATCAAGCGGCAACGCTGGCCGGTCGGGTCGCGGAGATGGTGCGTAGCCATCAAGCGGAAACCATCCAGCAGGCCGTGAGCAAAGCCATCGACAAACGCACTGGCAAGGTCGCCTGACAAACCGTTTGGAGGCGAAAGGTAAACAACATGGAAGACGAAAAGAAGGAAGTCCAAGGCGTCGATATTGACGCGCTGGCTTCCGTGATTACGGCCAAGATCGCCATGCCTGAGAACATCACAGGACAGGTGAATGAGGCTATTGAGAAGGCGTTCAAGGACCGCGGTTATGACGAAATCCGCCGCAAGGCCGGATTGTTCAACGCCGGCGATCTCCCCGAGGAAGTGACCAAGGAAGCCATGAAGCGCGCCTTCTGGATGGGCGTGCTGAAGTCTGGCATCCCCGGCGCGCAACTGACGCCGCTTCAGACCAAGGCGCTGTCCGGCACCACCACGGCGGGCGGCTACCTCGTGGCGGATGAGCACAAGTCGGACCTCATCATGCGGGCCGCTGAG